CGTACTTATTATACCTTATTTCTCCCTGTTTTACGAGAAAAAGACCACCTTGCGGTGACCTTTTTCGACAGGCTGAACAGTTCATGCAAATGAACTGTTTTTTATATCATTCTTATTCCCATTGATAAAAGGATAAGCCCGAGGCTTACGATGAGAACAGTGCTGACCTTGAGAATATATTTGTTGTACTTTGCGGGCACAAGCGCGCCGAATGCGCCGAATGCAAGCATGAATACGCAGGTTCCAAGTCCAAATGCGAACATACTCTCGGCACCCTTTGCGGCAGAGCCTGAGGCTGCGGCAAAAAGCCACATGCTTGCCAGTGCACCGCAGGGCATGAGACCCGTCAGCAATCCGATTACAAGAGGCCGCGCGCTTTGCCGTACCAAAGGTGTTCAGCGCCGAAGTGAGGATCTCCTTTTCGCAGGAGGCAAGATATTTGTCGAGCGAAAAACTGCCGTCTGCCTCGTGCAGATTTGAAAACTCCGAAAGTCTGTCGGAAAACTGATATACGGGCGCGGCCTTCATGGCAGGCTCGGCGGCAAGATTAACGGTGTTTATTTCTCTGACGCAGATATCGCTTGTGCATACTATGCGTTCAATGAAATTCTTGAGCTGGCGCACGTTGCCCGGCCAGGAGTATTCCTCAAGCTGCTTGTAAACCGTTTCTGAAAAGCTGCGGTTGAGGTTATATTTCCAGCAGTATTTTTGCAGAAAATGATCTGCCAGCGGTCGTATATCCTCGCGCCGCTCACGCAGCGGCGGTATGGTTACGGACACAACGTTTATTCTGTAAAAAAGGTCTGCACGGAATTTGCGCTCGGAGACGAGCGCGTGAATATCCTGGTTTGTCGCAACGATCAGCCGGAAGTCAACGTCGATGCTGTCGGTCGAACCGATCTTCTGTATCTGCTTGGTCTCCAAAAGCCGAAGAAGCTTGCTCTGCTGCTCAAGCGGAAGAGAGTCTATCTCATCCAAAAACAGCGAGGATTTATCGGCACACTCCACAAGTCCTGCCTTGCCGTTCGACTTTGCGCCCGTGAACGACCCCTTGGTGTATCCGAAAAGCTCCGACTCAAACAGCGAATCGGGGATCGAAGCGCAGTTTATTGAAACCATGCTCTTTTTGCAGCGACTGCTCTTGCGGTGCAGATACTTTGCAAGAACCTCCTTGCCGGTGCCGGTCTCGCCCTGAATGAGCACGGTTGCCGATGTGTCGGCAATATTGTCAAGCTGGTTTATTATCTCTTCCATTTTCGGACTGCGATAAATAAGCTCCGCCGCATCGGGGCCGCTGTTTGTGCGCAGCTTCATGGGATTGTGCGAGCGAGTGGTGTAATTTATGAGCTTTGACTGTATCCTGCTGTATTCCGCATCGAGCTGCTCCTGTGACCTCGTGCGCCCGACAACGTAGGCGACCTTGCCGTCGGCGTCAAGAATGGGATACTGCTCTATGAAATACATTCGTTTTTTGCCGTTAGTATCGATTATCTGGCACCAATCGGCGGTCTTGACGTTTTCATTTACGGTTTTCTGATACAGCAGATCGTTGTCGGTGTGATTGAGCTGCTCGGAGCGGAGCAGCTTGGGTATCTGAGCATATATCATCTCATACATGCTGCGGCTCGGACAGCAGAACACATCGAGTATCGCATTGTTATACCATAAATATTTCTACTCTGCAACGCTCTGAAACGCCCAAATACTGAACATTTCAGCCCTTTGAAGTTCGGTGAAATCGGGGTTATTAGTAACATAGTAGAAACACGCAAAAAAGGCCCTTCCAGCTTGAACCGGAAGGGCCTTTTCTCATGGTCAGGTTTTAGTGGCGTAGTCAAGGGAAATCCACCCGGCACCGCTTTTCAGTTTGCCCCACTTGGCCGCACCTTTGCCGGTGCTTTCAGCCACGATGGTATAAATACCGGGCTGGATGTAGCCGGTTGCACCGTAGTTTGTGCCGGGGCCTTTACGGATATTCAGGTTGGTGATCTTCACCCTCACAAGGTAAGGGGTCACGGTAGCCCCTGTGGTGCCGCCTGTGGGCTTTTCTGCGGCTGGGGGTGTAACTACTACCCCGCCACCATTGGAAGCGCCCTGAAGCCTTCTGTTGACTTCTGCGGCAATCTCCCCGTGTCTGGAATAAAGATATTCCCCCGGACAGGCTTTGTTGGCGAAGTCACGATGAACGGTCATGTTGCATCCGTTCCGATGATTCACACGGTCATTCTTGTTCGTACTCCACACCAACTTCTTGATCCCGTTGCGCTTGCAAATATCCGTTACCAAATCCAACAGGGCAGCATAAGCCTTGGCGGTGACGGCGTAAGGGTGGGTGGTGTCGGAAGCAACTTCAATGGTAATTGCCCGGTTGTCATTGGTGCCGTTGCTGGAACACCAAGAACGATCCTTTTCATCCACGGAAAGGCCAATGGAACCATCCTTACCAACAACATAGTTGGCGGAACATTGCCGGTCTGTGGTGGCGAAATAATCACACCCCTGTTTTGCTGTCCATTGCCCAACGATACAATGAATCGTGATGGTGTCAATGGCATGGTTCCGGGGGCTGGTTTTGTTTTTCGTGATCCGGGTATAGGTTGCAAGGAGGGAATTACTCATTTTCTGTATCTCCTTTCACCTGAAGAATGGCCCTGAACTTGGTGAAGGCTTCTGCGATATACTTACAAGACACCATCAGCACAGCGCCCACAATAACCAAATCAGCAAAAATTTCTGTGTATTCTTCCGGGATTGCCCACCCAAGCTGATCCGCATAAATCGGAAGGGTGGTGATTGCTACACAAAGCAAGGTCAGGCCCACAACGAAGGTGGCAACCTTCAGCCCGGAATTGATCATTTTCTGTCTGTCGAAGGGCTGAAGCAAAACCTTGATGTTGTAGTAAAGGGAAAAAGCGACATTGGACAGGTACGCACACAGGAAGATCAGCATGGCCCACCCAATATTGATCAGATTGTTCAAAACAGCGTTCAGCATGGTTTCAAATCTCCTTTGCATCGTTATAGATTTCCGGGCCATACAACTTCCGAAGTTTGATCCGGTTTTCGGCTTTGGCTTTGGAATAGTAAAACCCGGTTGCGGTTGCCAATTCAGCAAATATGGCGGGGATCAAATAGGCCAGCGGTTCAAGGTTTTCAGTTTTCCAAACCATGATAAGGGTGAAGGCCGTAACCCCAACGGTTACGGCCCCCACCACATACAGGATCAGCTTGGAAAACTCACGCTTTGGCTTTTTGGTTCGTCTGCTCATTCTTCCGGGGGATCGGTGGACAACTCCAAGAATTTTCTGTGAAGATCGTCCATCACCCCATTCACCCCCAAAGAATGATACTGCTTCCAGCAATTTTCAAAATTATCCCGTGCATAGATTGGGGCATAGCCTTTTTCGGAATACTTATTGAAATCGCTGATCATCTGCGCCCGAAGAAGGGCCTGAATACCGGCCTTCAAAGCCTTGGAATCCTCGGTATTATGCTTGATTTGGCTCCACAGGTATTTGAATACTGCCAAAATCAAGGCGGGAACACCAATCAAGCACAACACCTGATAAATCGTCATGGCTTTTCCCTCCTATCAGGCCCCGATCAGGGCGGCAATATAGCGCAAATCCTCAACAGGGCCGTTGTAGAAGTCATGATTCCAAATCCAATGATCTTCCTGTTCCGGGCGCTTGTACTTTTGGCAACGGGGATCATCCCAAATCTTCCCCCACCGGGCCTGATACCCGGCATCACGCTTTTCCAGCTTGGGAATGATCCGGTTCAACAGTTCGCCCCGTTCCTGCCCCATGCCATCATCATTCTGTGTGAAGAAGTCATAGGCGTTTTGGCTGGTGGCCGAACACACCGGAAGATCATTCAGGATCAAAAAACCACCCTGACCATTCAGGGTGGTTCCATACGGAATGTTCACTTGTCCGCAAATCGCCTTGAACCTTGCCCGTTTACGGCAAACATAGGTTTTATACTCCATCCGTGCTTTCCTCCCACCCGTACACACCGGGTTCCCACACATTGGAATCCACCGTGGAAATCCAATGCTTTTCCTTATGGCTCACCTTTGCCCCCTTGGAATAAGCGTCATGCGCTCCCACCGGTTGGCTCCATTCGGGCCATTCTTCAGCGGGATCACTCGTTTTGCTCCACAGGCTGGAAGCCGTGTCCGGTGTCCAATCCGCTTGGGAAGTATGGGCCTGAACGCACTTGTAAAGGGTTCCGTTATACCGGCGAATCTGCCCCACCGTGTAGCCAACAGGGAAAGCCCATTCAGCGAACAAATCAGCGTGTTCCGCCGCCGTTTCAGCGTCAATGCTCCCGGCTTCCGCCAAGGTCACAAAGACGATTCCACCGGCTTCCGTGGCCTTGGTGATCTCGCTTCCTGCGTCCGTCTGTTCCAAACTCACCGTTTCCAGTTCATCCATAGCGGCACGGCCCAACAAATGGTAAGCCACACCCTCAAAAACAATGCCCGAAGCATCATGCTCCGGGCAAAGGATGTAGCAACCATTTTCGGCTTTCTTGATGTAGTTCAGGTTCTCGGTCAGGCCGATACCGGCCCCGGCTTTGATGATTCTAAACATTGTCCACCTCCGAAAAAGATTGCATGGTAAAGCCGCCGCAACCGCAACAACCGGCCATGATCGTTGAAGTTCCGGTAATAGGCGCTTTGGCACTCCATGTATTGTTCTATGTCAAAGAAGGATCGTTTTCCCTCTTTGAACTCCCTGTGAAACAGCTTCAGTTTTCGCCTTGCCCGTTTCACTCCATCCCGGCTTCCATTCACCTTGATCTTGCCGGTTTCGGTAAGTGTGAACCGGGCTTTGCAGAACCGGAACGGCTTTGTAAGCGGGATCACCTTACACTTGCGCTTGTTCACTCGGATTCCAGCGGCTTCAAAACGCCTTACAATTTCATGGCCCATCAGCTTTGCTTCGTCCACCGTGGGAAAGAAAGCATAGTAATCATCCATGTAATGACCGGCGCAATGAACACGGGCCTGACACTTGATCCATTGGTCAATTTTGCTTGGTAACGCCACCATTTCCTGTTGGGAAGGCTCCACGCCTAAAGGCATACCCCGGCCCGGTGTCGGGCATGGGGAATATTGAATCACAGTATCAGCCAAGTTTTGAAGTTCAGGATTCAAAATCAATTCCCGGTGCCGCTGATATAACAGGGCGTGGGAAGCATTTGGAAAGAACCCTTTCAAATCCAACAGCAACACAGCACCTTCCCGGCCATAACGCCGGTAATGCCATCCAAGCTGTTGTTTGATCCGTTTGAACTGCCAATGAAGGCCCTTCCCCTTTTGGCTCGCTCCGTTGTCATAGATCATGGAAGGCGAATACAACGGGATCAGGACTTCATTACACAGGGTTTTGTGGATTTGTCGATCCGTAATGTGCGGGGCATCTATCGGGCGGATTTTTCCCCGTTCCCGAAGGGTGAAATGGGAACAGGATTTGGGCTTCCAAGTCTGTTCCAACACCGTTCGCCGCCGTGTTGCCGTACCAGAAAACAGGTGGCCTTCAAAGTTTTGAACACTTTGCTTCCACCGTACCCCGTTACAGCACTTTTTCCCATAGAAGAACATCTTCCGATAGGAAAAAACTTTATTCATTGGCCCAAGGCTATTACACCGGGCCTGTTTTCGGTCCAACCGCTTTGCTTTGCGGCGCTGGAACCTTGCTTCATGCCGTTCTTGGCTTGTCATAATAAAAGTATTCGCCCCTTGTACAAATGTGTTGTAGGGTGCCGTCTAAAATGCTTTGCTCTTACACATGAAATGGGTTAAGGCACGATCACCCACCATGCAAGAAGCGTCCGTGTAAGGGCATCAAAGGGCAGTTTTAGGGATTGAAACCCAAGGAAGTACAACTCCTTTTACATCGGTCGTCTTTCACCTGAAAAGCCGTTTGCCTTCTGTTACTACATTTGACCGTGTATATTTGCAAAATCCGGGCCGCACACCAGCACAGTAATTGGCATTGTTATTGTTGTTGTTGCCATCCGTGTTGACATTCTGGAAATTATTGTTGTTGTTGTAATTAGGGGAACGAAGCCACCACCACACCGCCAACAGGCTCATTATCAGTTGCACACCTAATGGGAAATTATTTCTGTTTTGCTGTTACATTTTTGATTGCCCCTTTCAGAAGTTCGTTTTCTTTGTCGATCAGTTCACCCAAGTTTTGGGCCATCTTATCCAGCTTTTCCATTGCATCCTGTGACTTCACCGGGTTCCCCTTGGAAGTGGTAAAGGCCCCTTCCGGGTTCTGGTTCAGAATCAGGTAAACATGGGTCAAGCGAACATCCAGCGCCATCAGGGAAGCCCGTGCTTCAAGAAGATGGGCCTTCCTCATTTCAATGCGCTGGTTGTCCGAAGGAAAGATACTGTTGGCCTTCTCCGCATGGTCGATGATCTCACCGGCCAACTTTGCCACCGGCTCCGCAATCAACCGGGAATACCGGGCTGAAAGACGGGTCAGGAAGTTCAGGGTTTCAACATAAATCTGATTGGCCGTGTTGATGAACTCGGCCTTGCTTGTGGTTCTCTTTTGCTTCAGGACAGACATTTTCAGTTATACCCCTTTGGGTGAATTATCGACATTGATCGTTCCTTTCGCCTTTTCCACTTCTTCCAAGTGTTTCAGAAGAACAAATTCAATGTAATTGGTAATGGATCGGTGTTCACGGGTTGCAAGCGCCCCGATCTTGTCAAAGACTTCATCAGATAGGCGCAAGGTGAAAACACGCTTGTTTGTTGCCATACAATACCCCCTTCAAACAGGCTTATGGATATTGTATGGCTGATTTTGTCCGGTGTATGCACTCAAAAGACAGTCAAATGATAGCACTTTACCGGAAAACCCCCATTTTCAAAAAAAAATCGTCGGGCGGCTTACGCCGCCATTATTATTTTTATTTGGGGTTTCCTCCCGGAACCGCCGCCTTTCGGCGGCGGGATGGGGGCGGGATCATCCTGCGGGGGATTAGGCGGCAAAGCCGGGCCGCACACCAGCACAGTAATAGGCAATGTAA